CGCTTCACAGCCATCAAATGCAGGCGGTGCAGTTCGCCCTGATTCAGTTCGCGGTAACATCGCTGGACTCGATCTCTATGTAACAGCTAATACAGCTGCGACAACAGACCTCGATGGTTCAATCCTTGTGGTTAACCCTGAGGCATACACATGGTACGAGGGACCTACTTACCAGCTTCGCGCTGATGTGGTCGCTTCGGGCCAAATTTCTATCGCCATGTATGGATATGGTGCCATCGCCACGAAAATTGGCGCGGGTGCATTTAAATCAAATAAAGGCTAATAGCCCAAATTAATCATCGGCTGGTGCGCTCCCGTGCCAGCCGAGCCGAACGAAAGGATGTCTCATGCCCAGCATAGTTACCGCTGCACAGCTTCGCGCCGTGCTGGGCGTGAGTTCATCTTTGTACAATGATGCTTACTTAAACGAAATAATTAACACTAGCGAGGCCGTGATTTTACCTATGCTGGTGGCTAACACTTCAGCGGTTGATGCTTACAAATTGACATCAAATGTTGCTACTTATTACACCCAGCGCGAGCATCACTTTGTGCCAGGTCAGTCAATCATCGTGGCCGGTCTGCCTGCGCCATTTAGCGCAACAGTGACAGTGTTAAAAATCCACACTGTTACAGATGCCATGAATCATAATTTTTACTTTACCGCAGCCATCACAAATGCAGATGTGACAGTGCGCGACATAATCCCGGCTGGAACAGCAACACTTTCAGGATATTCAGCGGCTCAGATTTATACAGGCAACGATGCAATCGAGTCAGCCATTTTGGCCGTATCGGTCGAGGTATTCCAGTCACGCGTAGCAGCCGGTGGCCAAATTGAAGGCGTAGATTTTGCAAGCACCCCATACCGCATGGGTCGCAGCTTGACTAACCGCGTATCAACTCTATTAATGCCGTTCCTCGATGTCGAGACAGTGTGCCAATAAATGCCAGCCTCGACACTTGCTGACACACGATCGGCACTGGCTAACGCCTTCACATCATTAGCAGCTACTTGCTACCCATCAGTTCCCGAAGCCCCAATTCCACCGGCTATCGTAATCGTGCCTTCATCGCCGTACCTGGAGCAGCAACTCATAGGCAAATCAGTTATCAAAGTCAAAGCTAATTTTACGATTACAGCAATCGTGTCATATAACAGCAATCCTGCATCCCTGGATAACTTGGAGCAGCTCATCATGGGAATTCTTGCGGCAGTGCCCGCAGGATATGTGGTCGGTAATGTAGAAAAGCCGACCCCACTTGAAGTAGGCGCAAGCACAATGCTATGTGCAGACATCAATGTAAGTACCACCTACACACAGACAACCTAAGGAGATAGCGTGCCAACAACGATCATCACGGGTCGCGATTTAGTCCTAACGATCGCGACCGTTAACTATGACGCACAAGCGACCAGTGCGACACTTACCAACTCACCTACTATCGAGACATATCAAACACTCGATGGCAAGGCTTACAAGCACATCGATGACCAGTGGACATTTGATGTATCAATGCTCGCAGACTGGGGCGCTTCAGGATCACTGTGCGAGGCACTTTGGTCAGCGTGCGAATCTGCACCTAACACCACACTTGCGGCATCACTTACAGCTGCGACTGGCGCAGTCTTTGCGTTCAATGTATTGCCAGTATTCCCAGCAGTGGGCGGGGCAGCACCTGATGCGCAGACAGTTGACCTATCATTTACAGTGGTGGGAACACCTACCGAAACATTTAGCTAGAAATAAGAACGGGAGCAAAAATGAAGTTACCAATCACAATCGAATTCAATTCGGGTGAGGTGGCCACATATGTGGCTGCCCCACCTGAGTGGGTAAAGTGGGAAAAGGCAACAGGCAACATCATCAGCCAGGCGCAAGAAAAGATAGGGCTATCCGATCTTGTATTTCTTGCGTATCACGCTATGAAGCGCGAGGCAGCTGGTAAGCCTGTAAAGTCAATCGAGATTTGGACTGAGACGGTCGCAAATGTCGAGGTAGGCGATGCAAGCCCAAAAGTTACCCAGTCGGAAGCCTGAGCCGAATCCTTTGGGATTTGGCAATCACCACAGGATTACCGACAAGTGAATTTGTAAGTGCTGAGGATGTGCTTACAGCACTGGAGATATTAGAGAGGCGAGCCGATGGCAAGTGAGGGCATCAGTTATGACAAGGCTGAACTTCGCGCCATCGCTCGATCCTTTAAAGCTATGGATGATGAAGCACTGGCGCAAGCCAAAGAAAAGTCCAACGCCCTTGCTGAATTTGTATCGGATAAAGTTAAGAGTGCAGCACGGGCAACTAGAGCCATTCCAAAGGTATCAACTCGAATCGCTGACGGTTCAAAAGTTTCTAAATCATCCAAGTTCGGCGAAATCAGCTATGGGTTCGCATCGCAAAAATTCAGCGGTGGTGCCACCACACGCGACATTTGGGGCGGGGCAGAATTCGGCTCGAATAAGTTTAAGCAGTTCCCGGTATGGAGTGGTCGTGAGGGTCGCGGTTCGCGTGGATGGTGGATTTATCCAACTTTGCGCAGTGTTCAGCCTGAGATTATTAAACGATGGGAAGCAGGATTTTCAGAGATAGTTAAGAGGTTCGATTAATGGCCGCCGGAAGTAGAACGCTAAAACTCACCATCCTGGGTGATGTCGATAACCTCAATAAATCCTTAAAGGCTGCGACAGCCGATGTCGATACCTTCGGCGATAAGATGACAAAGGCCGGTAAGGTGGTTGGCGCTGCGCTCGCAGCTGCGGCCGCTGCCGCTGGTGCTTATGCCATCAAAATCGGCGTGGAAGGTGTCAAAGCCGCCATCGCTGATGAGAAGGCACAGACTCAGTTAGCCCTGGCGCTAGAGAACGCCACAGGGGCTACCAAAGGCGCTATCGCGGCCACTGAGCAATTCATCTTGCAGACATCTCTGGCCACTGGCGTAGCTGATGATGAACTTCGCCCAGCACTGGGCAGACTTGCACGATCGACTGGGGATGTGACAGCGGCGCAGGATTTACTTAAAACCGCGCTAGATATTGCAACAGCTACAGGTAAGCCTTTGGAGACAGTGGCAAATGCACTGGGCAAAGCCTATGACGGCAACACAGCAAGCCTGGGCAAATTAGGCATCGGCCTATCCTCAGCTGAACTTAAAACGATGTCCTTTACGGATGTCCAGGGCAAACTGACTGACTTATTTGGTGGCGCAGCTGCGGCCAACGCAGATACCTATTCAGGCCGCATCGCCCGTATGCAAATCGCATTTGATGAAGCCAAAGAGACTATCGGATTTGCCTTATTGCCAATTCTCGAAAAGCTGATGAAGTTCATCAATCAGATCGCGCTACCTGCGATTAATGCTATGTCTAGCGGCTTTGGACTGGATAAAGGCGGCATAGGTGGTGCGATTACTACTTTGGGTAACATCATCGTTAACACCTTTACCCCAATCGTTAACGGACTTATCAAAGCCTTTGGATATGTAAAAAATGCCATAGGCGATAACCTCGACACCTTTAAAGAATTCGGCGGCTACATAGCCCAGTACCTTGCACCAGTCATCGGCACAGTATTAGGCGGGGCGCTTCAGGTGGTCGGCAAAATCGCAGGCGGTGTAATCAATGTAATTGCCAGCGTAATTGAAGCTATTAACGGCCTTATCAGCGGTGCTATCGAAGGCATTAACAAAATTATTCGTGCTTATAACGCCGTGCCTAAATTGCCAAATATTTCAGAAATTTCAGCTCCAACTATTGCAGCTCCAACAGTGCCAAAATCATCGACCCCATCATTAAGCATCCCAAGCGTGCCATCAATTAAAGCACCATCAGTATCAGGATCATCAAGCGGAACAGCATCGGTCGCAGCTTCAGCGGCTAAGGCCAGCAGTTATGCATCACCTACCATGACATATAACCCACTTACCGGCCAGGCATCGACTACCGCCTATAACCCACTTTCAGGCATGACGGTTGCACCGACAATTAACATCGGCGTAGCGGGCGATCCTGAAGGCGTGGCGCGTACGGTTATTGATGTACTCAACAGGTCATACGGTCGAGGCGCACTAGGGGCTGCGGCGCTTACGCTATGACCCAGTGGACACCTGAGTGGCAGTTAAATATCAATGGGGTCGAGTACACAAATCTAACCCTGGCAAATCTTACAATCGTCTCAGGCCGTACCGATATCTACAGCCAACCCCGCGCAGGTTATGCCACAGTCGAGATTATCAATCTCAATCTGACACCCATCACCATCGATGTAAATGATGGCCTCAGTATCCAAGTTAAAAACTCAGCTGGTACATATGTGGATATATTCGGTGGCAATATCACAGACTCGATCGTAGAAGTATCCTCAACGGGCACAGGCGGGATTAACGAGACCATCAGGATTACTGCCTTAGGTGCGCTGGCTAAATTGCCTAAAACCCTGACTGATGGCGTACTTTCAAAAGATTATGACGGCGATCAAATTTACACAATTCTCAGCGCAGCTCTATTTAATACTTGGGCTGAAGTACCGGCGGCTTTAACCTGGGCTACATACGATGCAACTACCACATGGGCAAATGCTGAAAACTCAGGCCTGGGCGAAATAGATAGGCCTGGCGATTACGAGCTTATGGCACGATCATCAGAGGCTACAGATATGTATTCGCTGGTCTCAGCACTAGCCACATCAGGGCTTGGGTACATCTATGAGGATGCTCAGGGGCGTATCGGTTATGCAGATTCAACCCATCGAAGCCAGTACCTAGCATCCAATGGCTATACGATTTTGTCGGCTAATGATGCACTGGCAGCTGGGATTAAGACTATTCGCAGATTAGGTGATTTGCGTAATCAGGTCACAATTCAGTGGCGCTCAGGCGATATTACAGCCACCGACCAGCCATCTATTGATCAGTACGGCTCGCAGGCAAGCATCATCGCCACCACCTTGCACAATTCAGCTGATGCCACTTCTCAAGCTAATTTTTATCTAGGCATCCGCGCATGGCCGCAGGATGTATTTGACTCAATTACCTTCAGCCT